TAGTAATGAAGTCCCCGTCTGCATACCTAGTGTTTCAAAACTAGTTGCATTACGTGCCTGTCTGCGCTCATTATTCGCCTGCATAGTAAACATCTCAGCTTGTCTTGAAGCACCCATTGCAATTGCAGACTTCTCCCGCTCAATCTGACCCTGCGTACTTACTATCTGCATAAGAGCAGAACCAGACATGTCCACCCCCGCCTTTGCAAAAGCCGATATTTGATCCCCCAAAAAAGCGGCACTCTCAGTCTTAAAAATATCAAGCTCCCTCTCCGACGCAAACCGAGCCATCTCACGCTGCTTCTCATAAGCAGCCGCGTTGGCCCTACGCGCCCTCTTCTCCGCACGAGCAGACATGAAACCACCTGCAATGTTCATCCCCGCAGCTAACATGTATACCGTCATCGGATCCATCTACACATCCCCCGTAACCCCACGGGCTACAATACAAGTCACACTACATGGCAGTGGATCAGTACTCGTCACCACTACCGTCGCCTGCCTGTCATAGTCCCCAGGAAATTCAATCACCTTATCGTCAGTCACAAGAACTATCGGATCACTTGCAGGCGTACTCGCTAAACGAAATACCTGCTCCTCTACCGCAGTCTCCGTTGTGCCAATACTAGCAGCAGCAGTGTTCTCAAAACGCACCACCGCCCGGTCAATACGCTTTATCGACCCCTGTGCCGAACCAATCCCGGTCCCAGCATCGACACCCATGATCTCCAAAGTGTTACGGTACTGCTTTCCAACTATTATCGTAGTGTACGTATCTGCAAGCGTAATACTTCCACTTGCAACTGTCTCCTCACCCACATAGAGGCCATCGGCTAATACTGAAACTTCCTCACCTTCTAGATAATCTAGCTCTGTAATAGTGGTCCCGGATTCCACATGCTCAAATACTTCATGATCCGCCGTGTGCTGTACACTGTCGAATACGAGTAAATCCGTGTACGCAATACTATCTAGACTGTTGTTTCCTGATTCATCTGCATTGATGCGAAGTAGATCAATCGAACTACTTCTTGTTCCTGTACTAGTTATAGTACTTCCCAACTGTTCGCCATTTACAAATAACCTAGTCTCCCCGTTAGTTAAATCGTAATTCAATTCTAGTACAACAGGAGTAGAGTATAGCGAAATCGTACCTATCGTAACGCCGTTTATGATTGCCGATCCTGCGGAATCCCTGATCGTAAGTCGGAGATCACCATTATTGACACCAAACGTATTTAGCATTTCAAGTTCTATTAAATTATTTGTATTCCCCGCTGCCTGTGAAATACAAAAAATAGTCAGTCCCGTAGGTCCTGCCGCCAGTACGGCATCAGAATCCGCCATAACTGTGACACGTATGCAACCCGTCTGTGCAAAGTCACAATTACTCGTCCCATCCCAAGAAATGTACGAGGTAGCTGCCGCTGTAAAAGCAACCCCATTCGTATATGTAACCGTTCCCGTAGTTGTCCCTGTCCCACTACCACCTGCCTTAGTGGCAGTGCTATTTGTAGTTAACTTTGCCCAAAAATTGGCCGTCTTCGGACGCAGAATTTTAGCGCAATCCACAAACACGGGCTGATTCTCACGAGTCTCTAAATCAGAATGTAAACTAGTCCCGTAAAAATCTTTTGTAATTCGTTCCAAATACACTTTGGAAGTTGCGTTTATTGTGCGCTCAACAAGCATCCATAATTCATCACTTGTTCTGTTCTCACTCTTTACCGCTGCAATAGAAAGTACTTTAGGAAATTCACCATCGTACTCCCCACCCAATTCATGTCGATGAAAGGCAGTAACCGCGTTCTCCCTATTTTTTGTACACGCAAACAAATAACCATTGGTATCCACGATCCACAACACCGAATTATCAAGCGCCGTGTATTGCATGTACTTTATACGCGCAACATCCAAGTCACCAAGCACCCCCTGACTGATCCTAGGCATGTGCTCTGCAAAAAAGGTAAGTTCAGGTGCAGAATACCCCTCAACACGATAATCAAATATCATCTCGCGAAGCTTTCTATACCCCCGCTGCACAAACACAGGTGTGTCTTCCACAATACATGGCTGTATCCACTCACTACCAGAAGAAGTCTGCGACTTGTACGACGTACTAAGCCCATCCCCAGACAGAGTCTCTATCGAATATTCCCTGCCTCGGGTTCCAATCAATAAATTACGATTCCCCCCTGCAAGCCAAGTGATCTCATTTATCTCAGTAGACAAGGGCTGTACAGAACCAGGGTCATCCGCAGTTCTAGTTGCACCAGGATTTAACGTGTCTACGTTTGACAACTCATATATGTCGCCAAGCTGACTAAACCAAATCTTCTCCGGCTCACTCTTTGTCCCGCCCCACACAGCACGACCATCATAAAAGGTAACTGTACGAGGATACCCACGCTCTTTAGACCATGCAGCTAGCGCCCAGCCCGTATACGCAGATGTGCCGGGGAGTACACGCACGATAGTTCCTGTCACCACCGTTGCACTAGTAAATCCAGTAATGAAAACAACACCAGTTGTTCCACTATTTGTGATCATAACCGGACTGCCTACCATATTTGCCGTAAATAATGCCGAACTTGCAGTCAGTGTGGTTGCACCAAGTGCTGATGCAGAAGAAGTGATCGTCACAGTAGACGTATTGAGATCCATAAACGGCCAAGATGTCCACTCTCTTTCTGCCCATATTGAAAACGAAAGTCCAGCTACATTTGGAGGCCTGTAAAAGTCAAACATTTGAAAAGAATTTTTTGCAAGCCTAAATAAAATAAACGGAGGCATATCTGGATGTGCAAAAAACATCACGCGCCCATTCTGCGCATAGTGTATCTTTGAAATCTGATCCCCATCCTCCATAGAATTTGTAGACACACTCGTGCCACCACCTATGGAATCATACGAGTATCCAGCAGAAGATCCACCGTTCATAAATACACGCCCTATAACTCCACTTTGTGTATTAATTACTGAAACATAATAATTTCCATCAGTCTCATCCGTATGAAAAAAAACAAGATAGGATTCATCATCTGTGTAATTAAATGGAATTATCCGCGCAGTATTTAAGAAATCCTGTGATACTAGACTGTTTGAAAAATGCTTATCAAGCATAAACTCAGACCCGGCCCTGCGCTTTGCCCCACCTTGAGGCATAACGTGCATGTTCTTAAGAAGCTTACATGCGCGCTTATACACCTCAGAATCACTCCGCCCGTACAACTTGGGAGTAACTTCTCCATTTAGAAAATTGTTTATTATTTCATTAAAACGAGGCACTAGTTACCCCCGAATATTCAAAAATTCATCGGCCTGTACGCGCTCCATAGAATGTTCCTGCGCATCGAAACTCATCGCCCTTGCAAGAGAACTTCCATAGTATGCAAACATCTGCTGCTGCAAAGTATTTGATTGCACCAAACTGTACGCAGCATCGGCAGCAAGCCTAAATGCCAAAGCTTCCTCAAACACAGGGTCAAATAAAGTCGTGTTAGTTACATCTTTTATGTACTTGATCTTCACCGCATCTGAATTGGTAAAAATAACTTTCGATCCACTAGCATTATATCCAATCTCCCACGCCTCATCGTCGAGAAGATCCGTCTCAAGCACACGAAGCACATCCGAAGGTACGGCAAACTCATACGTCCACGCATCCCACACAGGTGTATTCACAGTGGCAGCAAGCGACACATATGCAATCGCAAAATTCCAAGGATGCGACCGAAGCACTTCCTTACGCAAACGATCATACTGATCGTTCATGATAATGGCCGCCTTCACATTGTCGCTTAATGAGGTTATCCGAGAAGCCCCTATCTTATGCAAAGCTGAATTACAAATCTCTACTGAACTAGTTGCCATTCAACCCTCCATAAAATACCCCGGATCGCTCCGGGGCAAACTTCTTAGTCTACTACGATGAAAGCTAGAACTTCCAAAGTATCGCCGCCAGAGTCAGCAGATACTTCAGTCCAATCCGCCTGTACTTCTACAGCCGCATTGAATAGCTTGCAATAACCAGGGCGTGTACTTGGCATCAACTGCTTTTCAATCGCTGCAGCACCCGGATCAACCGATGCTATAATTCCATCAGCATCCGCTGCCTCAATAGCAACTCCGTCTGAGTCAAGTTCAGCAGAAGCCGCCCAACCCAAATCAAAGATACCAGTTGCACCAGACGCTTCCATGCTCACTTCACAATGAACAAGGCGGGCACCCTTGGGGATTGTAAACAATCGCACAAGCCCATCTGTTCCAAACTCATCCGCCGATGCAACAGTGTATGAATCATACAGCACTCGCAACTTGCCGTAGTTCATTGTTACATCTAGCTTCTCAGAAGGAACCGACTCCTTAAGAGTCAAATTCGCACCTTTTACTGTATCTAATGTAGCCATTTATTCCTCCTTAATTATTCGTTGCTAAATCCAACAACTACTTTCTCTTCTTCCATACGAGTAGCGCCTAGACCCATGCTCGCATAAACTTGAGTAGCGTAAGACTTATCGTTACGACGATCAATCTCAACTTGGATATCTGCTGCAGTTGCAAGCAAAATACCGTCTTGAGCATAAAACAAACAACGACGATCATTTACTAGAGAAGATCCTGAACCAACTGCACCAGTGGTAGGACTTCCAGAAAGAGCCGCTGTTTGAGTCACAAGACGCTCGGTTCGGTGAAAGTTAAAGCCCATAAATGTGCTAACTTCACCCTGAACAAGAGCACGTACAGTGTTGAAATCTGCACTTGTAACTTCTGTCTCACCCAAAAGATTCTCTAAAGCAAGAGCGTTCAAAACGCCGTGACGAGGAATCGACTCGTCCACATCATTGCCGTCAAGAATACGCTTAATCGCACGAAGACCATCTACGTTACAACCGTCAAAGTTAGTACCGTCGTTAAACGCATACTTCTGACCATTTGGATGTGTAACAGTAGTAGCACCCGCAACACCGCCATAAGCTGAACCGTCGGCAGCAGCAATGATCACATCGTCCTTGGCGCGACCGAGTGCCCAAACAGCAGCTTCCGCATATTTACCCGCAGGGTCCATCATCAATCGACGAAGATCTTCCTTGTCAATCAAATCAGCCCACTCATAATCAGCCAATGTCACGCGTCTTCGCGAATGAGCACTGTCAATCTGCGGAGTATCCGAATGTCTAGACGCCTTCACAACCGCAGTTGCAGCACCTAAACGATCATAAAATACACTCTCTCCATTCTGTGTTTCGTTCCGAACAGTCATCTGAAGCTTTGAACCTTTCTGCTGGCTCAAATGAAATACTTCAGCCTTGTACTGCTGGACGAACGCTGTGGTAATTTCTGAACTCATAGTTCCTCCGTAAAAAAAGTTTATATTTATACTTGATTGTCTATGCGCGAACTACCCGATGACTCGGATTCGCTAAGCTACATAAGTAGCAGGAATCGTGACATGATCTGCCCTGCTACTAAGATAAACTATTTCACTCAGGAAATGCAAGCTTGTATAGATCAGCTACCTCTTTTTTGGCAGCCTTGTGGTTAGGATGACTTGCGTTCCTGTACGGATGCTTCGGGTCCCCCTGTATATCTCGCGCCCGTTGCAAGGCATCTTGAGGTGTCATACCGCCCAACGTCCCCTCACCATGACCAAGAAATGTGTCCTCTTTAAAATACTTAGACGCATTGGCAAGTATCTTAAGCACAACCGGGTGCGAACCAAGCCCATCCTCAATCAAGCGCGCTCGGTCCTGGTCCCCCACTAACTCACGCAACGCTACATTAGCCTTCTTCACCTGAGTATCAAATGCCTGACCCCACTCAGTCTTTAATGCATTAACATCCGTCGCAACCTGCTCTTTATAACTAGCCTCACTCTGCTGCATCTGTGAAGAAGTGTAATTATGATACGCACCAAATATCTTCTCAAATTGCCAAGGAAGAACCCCAGCCTGCAAAGCAGCCTCTTTTACAGATTTTAAAAACGTAGGGTCCATCTTATCTTCCTTAACCCCATCCGGTAACTTAAAATTAAAATCCTCTAACTTCTCAGGAGCACCAAGCTTACGAAACACCTGAAGCCAATCACTCTCAGTTGCATGCTTTGCATCGGGAATAGGAATAGAAGACCTACCAATCATCTTCTGACTGTGCACATAACCCTTAACCAATCCCTGCACATCCTTAATCGTAGACAAAGAAGTATCGTTCTTTAGATCGTCCGGCAAACTCGCCTTGATGGCAGCCCAGTCTACTCCATTGGAGGTATTAGAAGCATTCCCAGCAGAAGCATTAGCTGCATTAGGATTATTGCCGCCAGAATTTCCTGCATCTGCTCCACCACCAGATCCACCCCCAGCGCCACCAGCATCCCCTAACAAATCAAGCTTAGCATGAAATCCGTTAAATAATCTCATCTCTTTCCCCCTCCACTCTTTCCTGCTCTAACAAAGCAGATTCTAATTTCTTTATGTCCGTCTTTAACTTGTTGCAAATATCTATCACAAGCGCCCGCTGACCCTCGTTAAATGCAGATAGGTACGGGTCCCCTTGCACAAAAGAAGTGTTTAAAAACCCCGACCTCTTCATTAAATAACTAAGCACGTTCTTACCGTGTGGAGTCTCAAACGTCTGACGAAAATCAGACGCAATTGCAAGTACCTTCCTACTCTCTTTTTTCAATCTTGAACCTTTCTAGGCCTTCAAAAGAGGTCCTACTTTACTCGCTACTTCCGCACCATGCATCTGCTGCTGCATCTGCACCGCTTGCTCCTGCGCCGCCTGACGAGCATCTCGTATCTGCTCCACTTCCTGCCGACGACGAAGTACCTTCTGGCTAGCTCCGTAGATCTGGAAATTTTGTCTAACGATAGCCTCAGTGTCAAGCACATCAATTACCGTAGGATCTATCTGCATAACAGGAGCACTAGCCGCAAGTGCCGCCTGCAAACTCTCCGCCTCCTGCATACGCTGCGCCCTTGCAATAGGGGAAGAGTACGCCACATCAAGCTCAACCGCCTGAATAGCCTCTGGAGGATTCCCGATAATCTCACCAGTTCCCGCATCCTCCTCAATCATAATATCAAGCACACGGTCCACTAGTGGCTGCAAAAACTCCGTCTGCTGCCTACCAAGCATAGGACCCAAAAAGCGAAGCTGCTCCTGTATCCGCTGATTAACCTCAACAGTCGTCATACGATCACTCTGCGCAAGATTAAGCCGATCAATATAAAACGCCTGCTGCACCCGGAGCTGACGCTCCTTCATAGCCTCAAATCCCCAGTCAAGCCGAGTGTCCGCAAACACAGGCTCCACTCGATCCGAACTGCCCGCACGATAATAGTTAACCCCACCAGGAAACGTCTTCAAAGGACGCACAAAACCATCGTCCGGCATCTGCACCGGGGGATCTACCACCTTCTGCGCACCCTGAAGCATCGTCTTTGCCATCATGTTCAGAGTCTTTGCCTCCGGCAAAGCATTCATTGCAGGAGATCTTCCGTATACCTCACCAGAAATCTTCGTCCAACGGGACACAAGGTACGGGAACCTACGAAACTTCCCTTCCTTCACAAGCTTCTTCTCCGCCTTCAAAACATACCGCGACTCAAATGGCATCTTCTCATTTATCAACAATTGCTCACGATACACACAATGAACAATCTCAAACTCAGTCTTGTCCCCTTTATAAAAAGCCTCCGCAACCTTCCTACCAACCTTGTTCTCAATGGCCGCCTTGTCCTTTTCATCAATACCTACACAAAACTCCTGAATGATCTTTGCCGCTTCCCACTTAAACAAACGATACACCTCCTCAATCATTCCAAATGCATTCTCGCAAATGAAAATCTCTCCAAGATGCTTCGTCGAAAACCGCACTATCTTCTTACTGTCCCTCTCCACAGTCATAGTGGCAGTCCCAAACCCACACAAATCTAAATAAAACTCGTGTATCTCCGATTGAAAATTAGAGTTGTTAAGCACCCGATGCATACGCTTAGTAAGGTCCTGCAAGTACTCAACCACATCCTCTATTAACAACAAATCTTCCCTATCCGCTGCAAGTGAAAACCACAACGTGTTGGGATTAGTAAGCATCCCATGCAGTGCAGACGAAAGCTGATCACATGACACCATCGACGTATTGTCGTACAGCGCAAACCCCTTCTTCTCACCACTCACATTCACTCGCGTAAACTGATTCTTCCTAGGCAAGTTGTAATCAGCAAGCTCCTGCCAATGCTGCTCCCATACCCCACGATCAGCCTTTAACTTCTCCTGCCTATCAATAATCTGCTCTGGAGTATATTTCATCAGCGCCCTCTTCCTATAAAAGCATTTCCTGTCAATAACGATGCAATCCCACTATCACGAGTCTGCGCACTACCAGGCCTATCAAGAAGTGTTTCAAACATCTTCTGCGCACCCACACGAGCCTTGTACTTCATCGCAGTCCCTAAGCGAGCTTCTTTATAAATATTCTGCGCCCTACCCAAACTACCCGCCTCAAGCAAAGCCTTAATCTCCCCTTGAGTCTCTAAATCAATCGGGTTCAACTCAATATTCTTAAGTAACTGCCTTGCACCAGCAATAGATTTCATCTCCCGAGCCTTATCCAAATAACTGCGCCCCTCATAGAACGGAGTTCGCTCGCTCTTAGGAGTCGTCGGCAATAAAGGATCTTTAATGTCAAACATGTTACGTAGTAAAGCCATACTCACCACCCAAATATATCATACTGCGACTCAGCCCGGTCTTCCAATGAACTAAGCTTATCACGATCATCACCACGAAACCCCATCGCAAACGTCCGCATAGCATCAGCCCCGTGACTAGCCCAATTATGCCTCGGTTTTAACTTAAATACACCCTCTTTCGAATCAAACACCCGCTCGTAACTCTTCAATGTCTCTATCCCATACCCACACGCATCCTGGTCCATCCACATACGCGCAAGCAACCCACGCACAGCCTCTATCCCATCCTCCACCTTCTGCCGAGATACCACCTGCACATTCTTAAGCCCAAGCTTAGCCAGTATCTCCTGCCTCGTCTTACCCGTACCTAGCTCCCGGGCCCCCGCATCGTGTGGCAAAAAATGAGCTGCATAACTGTATGGCTTCTTAAGCACCTCACCAACTATGAATGGAAGCCCCTTGCCAGTCACCTCCATATAATCAATGGCATGCACCTCCTGCCCCACAAGCTGCATAAACCATATCGCCGTACTGTCATCTATACCCAAATCCCAACCCGTATACACCTGCGCCTGCGTATCAAATGGCACCTTACATATCCGACCACTCTTCTGCATCGCCCCCATCTCATGCTTGTAATAAGCACCCACAAGAGCCGCCGTAAAATCACACTCAAACTCCTGCGCATACATCTCCTCAGACATAAACGACTTTGCAGACTCTAACTCCTTCTGAGGAATAATCTTCGTGTCACTCGCCCTAAATAAAGCAACAAACCACTCCCCACTCTCGTCCCTCCTGGCCATCCGATACAACTCATGCGCATGATTGGCACCCTTGGGAGTAAAAATAAATATCGCCCACCCCATACGGTCAGACAAAGCCGGACGAATCACAGCCGTCCATATCTCAGGACTCTGCTCAGAATACTCATCCAGCACAGCCCCGTCCAAGTAAAGACCGCGCAGCGAATCGGGGTTCTCAGAACCCAGTAACATGATACGTATCCGATCCTCACCACGCTTAATATCAACCCGAAGCTCTGCCTCGTTGATCGTTACGTTAGGTATCTCTTTCACCGCTTCTTTTAAATAATCCCACGCAATCCGCTTCACCGAACCATACGTAGGACCTATGTATGCATACTGGGGATTCTTTCTAGTGTTCCTAAACGCACGATCCAATATCTCGTTTATTGTCATCACCGTCTTACCAAACCGTCTGTGGCAGGGAAGTACGTTGAAACGACGCAACCTCTGATGTATCCACTCCTGGTGCGGACGAGGATTGTACCCCGTACTAACTATCTTCTTTTCCATCCATCTCCGCTTCCGATACAGGCATCCCAGCTATGCGCCCAACCTTCACCACCGGATCACTACCCGCTTCCTGTATCTTTATTTGCTCTTGTCCCGCTTCAATGATTCGAGAAATTTCAACTTCTTCATAGCCAACGTCTCCGGGTCGCCGGATTCCACTCTCGATAGAAATGACTCCCACACCGATCTTACCCTCGATGGTCGTCTTGTTCGAGTATCTTCCGTCTGAGACTCCGGCAAGATGCTTGTATGCATCTGCTTTAACTCGCGCAAGTGCGACTGAGTCTGCGTCTTCCTCTGCTGCCTCAACCACTTCTTCGATTTTCTCAAAATATATCTCAGCCCTATCCTTGCGCGCGTTAGCTACCAAATCCGCAAACTCAGGATACTTCCTCTTCCACTCACAGTAAATACGGTAATCTATCCCAACACCCGCACATACCTTGCGAATAGGAACCCCGTCCAATATCCCGTTTGCAATCTCCAGCGCCACCAGCGCATTGTAATGCACAGGCTCCTCACACTGGTCCAGTGGCACCCAACGCCCTCTGACGAGCCTGTACGACGCAAGCTCAGACAGGGAAATCTCCTTTCGGAATACCTCCCCAGTCTCCAAATCCAAAAACTCTACCTGACCCTCATCATTAATATAAACTTCGTGCTTAGACAAAATAACCCTTTCGGCTATTCAACAACTATATACTCCACAAACACCACAAGCTTACCAGCCGTCTGAGCCGCCGTCGCCACCGTTGCAGTTATCTCACACGCAGCCGCAATCCCACTCTTAAAATTAGCAGCCGCCCCGTCAGATGCACCCTCAATAAACGACCCGTCCCCCGAACCAGTTATGTCCGTTGCAGTCTTTATGTTGTTCGCATCCTCACAATGAAGCGCCACAGTCCCAGCTCCAGCATCCACAAACTGAGTCACAATGTAAATGTACGACCGAGTAATCACCGCCTTTGCAGGAAGTGTTACACCCAATGGATGCGCAGCCACAGTCCCCAAATCAGTTGCAACATCATACGTAGCACGAGCCACGCGCACAGCATTTAAACCGTCAGTGCCAGGAACAGCGAGCATCGATTCGAGGACCTTGCCCGCACCTATCGTCGTAGCACCCAAACTGGTTGCAGTAATATCTCCCGTAATACTAGTAAACATGTCTCTCGTTGCGGGGGACAGGGGACTCTTGATTGCAAAAGCTTGAAAAGACACAAGTACCGATACGAGCACTAAAATAAATCTCATTTGCGTTTTCTCCTATGTTAAAGATGTTTAATCACTATGAGAGAATATCATATACCGGTCATTATTCAGTGCGTCAATTCTCCGGAGAAAATACTTCCCGGTGTGGAGATTGACCCTAGACAGACGAGCTACCCCCTAGGCCTGGGGGGCAAGGGGGCCCTGGTCCTGGAAACCCGGAGTCCCAGCATCGGGGTTCCACATATATAAGAGCAAGCGGCGCTGTGAAATAATGTGACAACTGCCTATAGAATATTCAGCATTAGTTAATCTAGATCGATCTCAATACAGATCAGCGTGGCATGGTGCCTGCATAACGAAACAGCATAACGATTAACCGGGCCCTAGGCCCTAACCGAAAGGAATATTATGAAACACCTAACCCTAACCCTGGCCCTGATCTTGTCTTCAGCTATAGCGCAAGCCGAGACATACCATACCAGTCAACCAGGCAACGCCATCACCAAAGCTCAAGCCCTACGAGAGGCATTGTCTAACCCATCAACTGTGATCTATAAGTGCAATGCTGTGATGGTGACAGAAAAGGCAACATTTAAGAATATCCCTAACAGCGGCGCGAACAATTTCATCTCGGCCCCAAAAACTAAATAAATCAACCAGGGCCCCCAGTTCCGGGGGCCCTAACCTAAAGGAGATCTCATGCGAAAACTAATCCTAACCCTTGCCCTGCTAACCCAATCGGCAAATGCAGGCGTGGCAAAACTGCATTGGACCCACGATTATCGTGGCACCGATGGGGAAATAACCCAATTGACTGGTTTCAATGTATATTGGGGCGTTGAAGGCACTCCGCTCACTAACCGAATTCAATACGGCCCCCCGATGCCTTTACCATGGAAAATTGAAGGCGACATGTCTCACTGGTCGAAAACACTTGAAAACCCGGCGTGGCTACCAGGTCTTCGCGTCTGTTTCAGGATGACAGCGGTGGCATCAGAGCTTGAATCCGCCCCATCTAACACAATTTGCAAAACGTTCCCCTCTAACCCAAATCAACCAATCGTCGTCAATATCGACACCCCCTAGATATCTGGCCCGGCGCAATGCCGGGCATTTTTCTTTTGCAATCGCCTCAAAAGTAAACTTTACTAGCCGCCGGGAATAATTTACCTGGCTCGCGCATCTAACGCGCAATTTTTTCAAATTGAAATTTTCACCAGGTAATTTTTTCCCGCCGAAATGATTTATTTATTTACGGCTAGCTACGCTTATCCCAGAAAAAAATTTTTTAAAATTTTAAAGAAAAAATGGGTTCTCGCGCTCTCCCCTCGCGGCTAAGGCGCGCATGCTAAAGTTTGCAGGAAATAAAGTCAAAGAATAATTTGTCCGAGATTTAGGAAAGTGAGTGCCTATTTTTTAAGCGCTGCCCAGGTGGCATAGATGCCCGGATGTTTTCGCTATAACTTTTTATGGCTATATATGGGTATATGTATATATGCCTATTTTTTAGGCAATGGCAAAAAAGGCTTAAAAGTTTAGTAGAGAAATATCTATGCCATCCCTACCACCTGGGCAGATACCTTGAATCACTGCGCTTTTTTGATCGCTTCGCTGCCCGGGTGGCTAAGGTGGCATAGATTACGCGCCCCGAGTCATTTTTACATCAAGCGTCGAGAATGACATTTTACGGCTACCGCATGCGTCCATTGCAACACATCATTTTTGACGCAGAGCCCGTAATCTATGCCATCCTAGCCCCCCGGGCAGCTGTCTACAGTGCATCAAAAACGTCATTTTTTGCACTCAAAACTTTATTTTTATAACGCACCACAATTTCACTTTATTTAAGTTGTTTTGCATGCAGGTAGGTGTTTTAAGTGTCTTTAACAACAAACACACTGCAAGCGGAAGGGGCCCCCGAACCGACATTCAATTACGCAAGTATCGCGGAGTATTCAATATTCTGATGCGGAATAATTCGGGGTTTTTCCCCCCTTGCAAGTAGAGGGAGAAAAAAAGAGAGGATCACACAGAACGGGAAGTTAGCAAAGGCTAAGGTGCGGACGTTTAATTTTGGTATACCTGCGTATAGGTCGGACACGGGATTAGTTACGTGTCCTGAGGCGCGTGATTGTGTGCGTGGGTGTTATGCGCGCAGCGGGTTTTTCACTATGCAAGTCGTGAAGCGGAGTTACGAGGCGAAGTTGTGGGCGACTAAGCGGCCCGATTTTGTTGCTTGTATGCTTGCGGGTTTGCGCGCGAAGCGTGATGTGGGTGCATTTAGGTGGAACGATTCGGGTGATTTTTATAGTGAGGATTATTTGCGTAAGTGTTTGGAGATTGCGCGGGAGACGCCGCATATAGAGCATTATGCCTATACGAAGTGTGTGGGGCTTGTAAAGGGGTTGCAATCGCGTGAGCCTGAGTTATTTCCTGCAAATTTCACGTTTATATTTAGTGAAGGTGGTAGGCAGGACGGGTTGATAGAGGAAGGGGACCGGGTGTGTCGGGTGTTTGGGAGTGTTAGGCAGTTGCAAGAGGCGGGTTTTGTTGATGCCAGTCGTGACGATTCGGTGGCGTGGCGGAGTAAGAATCCAAAGATAGGGATTGTGTACCATGGTAGTAGTAATAGGGTGTTTGTAACGGGTAATAAACAAGGAAGAGGGGTAAGTCATGTTAGATAGTGGGTGGTCCGAGG